ACCGACCTAATAATTCATCATCGTCAGAATGACCATGATATTCAGCAACATGGTGGCGGTAGGCATCACCTTTTGGCATAGACTGTGGGTGACAGAAGGCGGTTAAAGTGGATTACCACCATGCCCACCATGCTTTGTCAAAACCATAATGGTCAGCCATCGCTTGATGCCCAACAGCGGCGGCCTCATGCCTCATAGCACTATCATCGGAATCAACCCAAAAGTCGTAGTAAGCATCCCAATAAACAGCCTTGAATTGATTGTGGCCGTTGTTTCCCATGTATTGATGGCCGCCCTTAGCACGAACAAATGCTTTCATATCGTAGTAGTATTGGTTGCTATAATTCATAGCATGACATTTGTTGTGGTCATACCATCCCATTTTTTCAGCATGATTTTGTGCGAACATTCTGTCAGCATACCTTTGGTCGCGGTCATAAAAATCCTCGTAGCGAGCGTTTTTTGCTATGATAGCATCCATGATGCTTTGGTCTTTTTTATACTTAGCATGGGCTTTCATCCCAACATGGTTATCACCGCCTACACCCATCTCCCTCTCTCCTAATTAATGGGAGAGGGTTTGGGTATATAAGGGTATTGGTTTATCAATGAAAAACAGATATGAATGAAAAACCATGCGATTCAAGCCTAAAATTGGGCGTTTCAACGCAAATGGATTTTATGACTATACCTACCTCTGACTGTTTAAGTGCCTGTATGGGCCTCCTACACCCCTTAACAGCCAAGTCTGATTCACGCACCACCAAAGACTCGTATCTCTGGTTGGCCCATTTCAGCCGCAAACTCAAGAGCCAAGCGCGCATAGAGCAGTGCGTGAAACGCGTGGTCGTCACCATCACGACCATATTTTGTCAAAGTTTGACTTCGTGTGGGTCGTTGATTTTCCAAATCAGTTTCAACACTTGAGTTCAGAGCGCACCATTCGTGCATCACCCATTCCAAAGAATCATCAGAATATGGCAATTTGACTTCACCATTTTTGACTGACTCAATCGTGCTTTCAACATAGGTGGTTCTATCAACAACACACATGAAAATTAGATTGCGATTGTTGTCACGCTTTTTGAACTCAAACGGCGTCATTGGTCGGGATGAGTAATAGCATGATTTGACTCGCTCACCAAACTCGTCTTGAAGTTCTTTGACCTGTCGTGCGCCGAATCCAATATCCGCAACAACAGACACACAATTGTAATCGTTGATGAGAGTTTTCAGTTCAGCGACCTCATCATCGGCTCGGCTATCAAGTTTGATAGCATTCAGAATCGTGCCATCCAAACTCATAATCAAAACCGTTGTTTGTTTTCCCCAATCAATACCCATGACTGATTCTTCTGGTGGCGACACACCTTTGACGATTTTCAAATCCTTATCCGCAACAGACAAAGCATCTGTGAAAGTCAGAGGCTTTGTGTGGCCCGCGAAGAACTCGCCTAACACTTCGTTTTGAAACCTTCGTGGTGTGTATGTCTGTTTTTTTTGTTCAATGTCGTGAGCAGTAATGTCGGGGTGCATGGCCTGTGTGATATGATAACCGATGATTCCCGTATCCGACTCGCCGTGAACCCAATTGCTACCATCCCATTCGCTCTTAGTGCTTTTTTCCCAAAGTTTCCAGAATGCACTACCCTGCTCGCGAGCAGTTCCACTGACAACAACCCATTTGTAATCAGATTGAGATAGCATCTCTAACATCATCGGCAACGAATCGCCGTGACTGTCTTGATATTCGTCAATGCAACATAAGTCAGCGTCAATCCCAAGCAACCCCTCCGCACCGCCCCAATTTGAGTATGCGTAAAAGTGATTCAGCGACCTCGCGCCCACATCAAAAGTCTGATGGCTCACCGAGTTTTTGTGACGAGTTTTCATCAGACAACCATTGTTGATGGAACTCATCAGCGCACCGTTGAATCGCTCTTCAACAAAACGAGTTACCTGTGGCTGTCGTGGTGCAGTATAGACCGCTTTGAAATACGGGATATTCAATAACGCATACAAAAGCAAATTACAGATGGTTTCAGTTTTTTCCACTTTGCGACTACATTTCAACACAACGATTTTGGCTGACTCACATTTGGTCGTTGGCAAAAACTCTCGGTAAATATCTATGAGATACGGTCGCTCTTCAAGACTGAATGGATGCCCCTCAATTGTTCTGAAAAATTGAACCCACCTGTCGGGATACAGCGCGATTTCCCTCGCTTGAGTTGCTGACAACCTGTTGCTATTAGACACGATAGACCCCTGCTCACACTAACCGAGTTAGTCCATCACGGATAAAGTCAGCGAGGGGGCCACCGAGTTTTGCGTTTTTTCGCTCGCTTTTCACGAACAGCGATTAACAATCGCGACCCCACAAAAAATCCCACCACATAAATCATCAATTCAACAAAGACGGATAATGCGAGCATCCATCCCTCTATGCAGGTTGGAGGCCCATCCCCCAATGCAACACAAATAGCATCCAACGCCATAGTATGAGATTTGTAAGACGCGGTTATTCACGGTGGCCCTTTGTTGTTCAGAGCATCGTGATTTCGCCGCTTTCAGTTTCCATACCGAGTGACGACCATTCATCACACGCATCCCTCACTTTGTTCAATGACTGTGTGTAAGGGAACCGCATAATCACAGAGTCGGTTTCATTATCCACCACACACCACGACACAAACCCTGCCTCTATCTGTCCGTTGACTACTCTATTGTGATGTGCCGCCTCCATGTATGATTTCCAAGCCGCCAGAGTTTTGACTATCCATTCATCTCGGTCGGCTTTGTTACGAACATTCATTGGCGCGGCCCGTTGGCCTGTTGTTCCACAGCCTAATACAACAGACGGCCATGATTTTATTTTAGCAACACCATACCTGCTATTGTTCTTAATCATCAGTTCAACAAAACACCTTTTGCCCTCCTGTTGGTTGAACCATTCTATCGGATTATCCTCTATCTCATTGAGCAATTCAGCGAGTTCTGGTTTTGCCAACCATTCATCTGTGACGCTCAAAGAGCCATCGGCATCAATGCGCCCGTAGTATTGTGAACCCCTGTTGGGGTTTGACTTCAAATAATATGATTGGGGATTGCGGCCCGTTCTATCCGCTTTTGTTATTGAGAACATATCTGGTATAACAATTCTTGATGAACCAATGATTGCAGTTTTGTGAGTCAATCCACTATCAGCCGGTGCATTGGTTTTATTGACCCTAAGCAAATGTAAAAAATCACGAATCTGGAAATAAGTTCTATCTGTTAGCACATTCAATGCCGCACCATACTTCGGTTTGTCATCCGACCAAAATCTCGCGGCCGGCCAACCTTCGGGGGGCGGAATGATTATTCGGCGTGGTGTTTTTTTAGTCGGCATTTCGCTCATTTAATGCGAAGGAGAATCAGTTAATAAAGTTTTTGACTCTCAATGAAAACCCATCTGACTTATTTAGTGGCATCGGCAAATGGGCTTCGTCTTTTTTCAGCCATTTCAGCCTCTTTAGCGAGTCGCCTCTTTTTGGCCGCCTGTTCTTTAGCCACACGAACCTTTTTGTTTTCCCAACGAGTTTCACCTGCTTCAACACAGCAATCAATCGCCCATGCTAAATGCTCATCCTCCGGCGATTCAAAATGAACCGCCCATTGAAACCCTCTTCTAAATAAATCCACATCTTCAACCTTGATGGTTCTCTTTTGCTCGGCTGTGAGTTTGCTTCGTAGTAAAATCCATGCCGGCTCTTTCATCCACAAACTCGCCGCTTTACCGCGTGACCCATATATGGCCGCGAGATTTTGGTCGCTCTCTGGAATAGACACTGACAGATAATTCACTGCCCCCGCTGAATGCGATTCAACAGTCATGCCCTGTCGCTCAAACATACTGACCATCCTCGCTCTCGTCTGTGCTTTCAATTCGTTTTTGCTCGGTTTGTTTTCACCTGTCATGTGTCATTCCCCACTGCTTCTGTATTACCATCTGACAACCCCACCCTTATTAATGTATAGGATTCTGACCAAACACCGCTATTCAATGTTTTACAACATTTTGAACAGGCTGATTCCGCTTTCAAACGCCGAGTCCTAAACAACACCAAGCCACAATTCGGGCATTCGTATTTGTGAAGCCGCCCCCGTTGGCGGGCGTCAGTTTCCAAAGACCGAGCAAACTTCTGACGCATCCGTTTCCATTCTGTGTGATGTTCCCACTTTTGTTCTGTCTGTCTGAACAATCGCGAATGACCCTCCGCCGCACCGAGAACAATATGGATGAGTTCGTGATGAATCAAACCCTTGAGCAATAACTCGCTTGACCAACCAAAGGCTATCCTATGCAGGCTCATAGTCGGTGATTCAGTAAATTGAACATTTGCCAGAGTTCTGATAGTTCCCTCACGCAAATAACGAAGTCGTAGCCATCGTGTGCCAAACGGCAATCCACCAAAGAGTTCGTATCGCTCGCCCCGCAATTCTCTAACGAGTTTTTGAACCAACAACAGATGTTCAACCGACAGCGGATTTGTCAATCGCTTGATGAAGTATCCCCCCTAACCCCGCTGAATGAAACTTTGGCTTTAGGTTGAAAAACTAACTCGTCACCTTCACGGCGCAATTCCCAAACAACATCACGATTTGAAAGAACGAGTGCCTGCACACGCAACCCCAACGCTTCGGGGGATAGCGATAAATCAAACCTAACTTCTGTCACCATTAAGACAGCAGGGCAACCCCACCGTCTTAAGAGTTTGAATACATATCTCTGAAAACAGCGGCCACATCATTGATACAGCGAAGTGCCAAATTGCCGATTGCATCGGCTTCGGTGCGACCTTGACCGAAGCCAGAGATTAGGACGACCGGCGAGCATACTTCGTTGCCATTTACACTATTGACACGGTAATTAAAGTCGCCTGTCACCGTCACCGTTCCCTGCTCGGCAGTTCCTGTTACGGTCGTTATGTTTCGTGTTATCAGTTCAATATCCATTCCATTTATTATCATTTTTTATTCACCTTCAATTCATCTGTGGCGGCCAAACAGCCGCTTGAGTTTGTGTTGTTGAGTTTGACCTGCGAATCCATGACCAACCCTTTTTTGATGCGTAACCGATTGCGACCCACCAAACGATTTCAAGAATGCCAAGTCCGATTGCGATTCCAATGCTCATATCCGGTGACACTTCGCTCAAGCCGGTAGTTCGGCTCGCTTCGTTCCATGCCTCTGTGATACTCATATTAAAACCTCTCAAAAGTAACTGCTGATAACGCTGAAAACGCGGCTAATATGATTGATAACAACCAAAGCCCAATAGTGAATGCTCATCTCTGACCCCTCTCCTTAGTTATGGAATAGGGGTTGTGTATATCAATGTTTCTATAATCTGACTATTCTATACTATATTTTGATTCTGAAACTCGGTTGCGAACAAAAAAACTCGCAAATCTGAAACGAGTTTTAACTATGAACGGCGATAGATTACTCAATCGTGATTCGCCGAGTGTTGGGAATTACATCAGATGGGTCGTGGTCAATAGTCCAATGCCGAACATCATCACCTGTATTCAAAACATGAACCGGAACAACCGATATGTCAAATCCTATTGCTTTGAATAGATTTGCGAAGGTGGCAAAGACAACATTTGATGTATCAAAAGTAATGAACCGGCCAATCTCTTTACGAATGAAAATATCATCAGTGGCAACGACCACTTCTGTCGGTGCATTCCCTCTGATTTCAGTAATGAGAAATGTCCTCATGCTATCGTATTCCATAGGATATATCTGACTATTTTTGCTGACCCTTTATGAACG